CTTGTGGCTAAATTAAGTAAGCGGGGTTTTAATGTTGATGTTGTCGCTTCTGATCCTAAATTTGCAGCGGGCTCTTGGGCTGATTGTGCTGAACCGATGGATTATTCCGTTCACCCATTCCCGGAGTCTGCGAGCCAGGGTTTTCCCCCCGGTCCGTTGGCGAGCGCCCACGGACAGTCGGTCAACTCTTTGCGCTCGGCAACTACGACTTTAGTTCGACCTCTGACGACAACATCTGTGAAGACACCTCTGGACTCCTTGGCTTTTGCGGACGAGGTAATGTTACCCACTCCGTTAACAAGTCTCGACCAGTCGATGCCATTCACGAGCACTTCCCTGAGCTCTCTCACCTCGATTGGCCAGAACGTAGTAAAGCCGGTCTCCTCAAGTCACTGGGCTACCACGGTAGTCTCTTCAGACAAGAGCGTCACCGACCAAGTGCGAGCCACGTGGAAGCAGCCGTTAGAAAAGCTGAACAGGAAATCGAGAAAGGTATTGAAAGATACTTTGATCGAGAACCTGGATCAGCATCCGGCGTCGCTTCTTGCCTCGGCCTCCCTTCCTGTTTTGGTAAGCTTGGTAGCATCAAAACAATAGATTGTCTTAGACGAGATATTGTTGATGCAACCACTCTCCTTACTGCTGGTCACTTTTCCTTTGGCACCTTACCGGACATTGTTAAATCTATCGACGACTGCATTGATGACACCGACTACGACTCCACCCCTGGCGTTCCTCTGAATTTTTACGGAGCTACGAAAGGTGTGTGGTGCGAGGATCGTGTGTCCCTTGTTTTATTGGTCCTCGATAGACTTTTGACAATGATAAATTCAACTACTGATTATTCAACAGGTTTAGACTTTGTCAAAGCTGGTTTGTGTGATCCTATCTATACTTTTATCAAAGATGAACCCCATAAACGGGAAAAACTAGATAAAAATAGGTTGCGGATCATCTCCGGCGTTTCCATCGTCGATAGTATCATCGAGAAGTTGCTCTTCTCTGAACAAAACAAAGTCGAAGTTACACTGCACGATTTCATACCCTACAAACCAGGGATGGGTCTACATGATGAGGGTCAAACCTCCTTGTATGACTGGTTCAAGCGTTTGGAAGGCGAGTATGATGTTTGTTCCACAGATGTCTCCGGCTGGGATTGGTCTGTGCCTGATTACTTACTGGATGCTGATTTGCGTTATCGCGAACGGTTTACTGGTGGTAGTCAAGCGTGGTCTCATCTCGCAAATATTCGTATTTGTTGTCTTAAGTTCAAAGTTTTCCAACTTCCTAGTGGTGAGATGTTTAACCAACTCGTTCCTGGTATACAAGCTTCTGGTTCGTATCTCACATCATCTACCAACTCTCACATGCGTTACATTCTCTCCATTTTGGTTCAACTCCATCTTGGTGTTAGTGTAGAAAGTTTTGCTGAGGGTTGTCAGATGGGTGATGACGCACTAGAGCGTTACGTGGAGGGGTTGGCAGAAACCTACCAACTATTCGGTTTTCAAGTCAGGGGTGTTAGTTTGTTACCTCCCGGTGTTTTCTCTTTCTGTTCTACATTGTGGGATAACTCTCCTAAGGGTTTTCCCGAGTCGTGGCCTAAGACGCTGTTCCGTTTCCTTCATAAGAAGCCGAACGATGTTCAGTATCTAAACTACCTCAATCAATTTAAAGCGGATTTGAGGCACCACCCTGATCTTGATTCCTTGTTGTCTCGAATTGATGCTTTTAGAAAATTATACCATGGCTAATTCGTTAGCTGAGCCCGAAGGCCTTAAACTACGCTGCTTGGAGTTAAGCCCCTTTGCGTGTGTGTGCTACACACGCTGTCACGGAGAGACATAAACAAG